GGCATTTAAAATCCCCTAGAAGGCGCCTCTAAACCACTAACCATACAAACACACACAACATGCCACGAAGACGCCGTACAGCGCCGTCTGGAGGGGTCTCCGTAGTCGAATCACTACAAGCTGACTTCAAGCTGTTTCTACAAGCACTGTGGGGACAGCTTGAATTACCTTCTCCAACACGCGCACAATACGCTATTGCAGACTACCTACAAAACGGACCTAAACGACTACAAATCCAAGCCTTCCGAGGAGTCGGTAAATCTTGGATTACCGGCGCTTTTGTTCTTTGGACTTTGTTCAATGATCCAGAAAAAAAGATCATGATTATTTCGGCTTCAAAAGAACGAGCCGATAACATGTCAATTTTTTTACAAAAGCTAATTATTGAAACACCTTGGCTATCTCACCTTAAACCTAAAAATGATGACGCTCGTTGGAGCCGTATTAGCTTTGATGTTGCTTGCTCTCCACACCAAGCACCTTCTGTCAAATCGGTAGGTATTACAGGTCAGCTTACTGGTAGTCGTGCTGACTTGATGATTCTTGATGATATTGAAGTTCCCGGTAACAGTATGACAGAATTGATGCGGGAAAAACTACTTCAATTGTGTACTGAAGCTGAATCAATCCTTACACCAAAGAATGATTCACGTATTATGTTTCTTGGTACACCACAGACTACCTTTACCGTCTATCGTAAGCTAGCTGAGAGAGCCTACAAGCCCTTTGTTTGGCCTGCTAGGTACCCAAGGTCCATTAAGAGTTACGAAGGCCTTCTAGCGCCTTCTCTGATGGAAGATATTGAACAGGGTGCAGAGCCGTGGACGGTTACAGATCCTGATCGGTTTGATCACGAGGATCTGATTGAGCGTGAAGCGTCCATGGGACGTTCTAACTTCATGCTCCAATTTATGTTGGATACAAGTCTTAGTGATGCAGAAAAGTTCCCTCTCAAAATGGCTGATCTCATTGTCACCTCTGTTAATCCTACTAACGCACCAGACTCCATTGTTTGGTGCTCCGATCCCAGTAATGTTATCAAAGACCTCCCCACTGTTGGTTTACCTGGAGATCATTTCTACAGTCCAATGTGCATCCAAGGGGAATGGCTCCCTTACCAAGAGACAATCTGCTCAGTTGACCCATCGGGTAGAGGCTCAGATGAGACAACAGCAGCTTATCTCTCCCAGCGTAATGGTTTTGTGTACTTGCACGAAATGCGAGCTTATCGATCTGGATACTCAGACGAAACGCTTTTGGATATTTTAGCAGGTTGTAAAAAATATAACGTGTCTAATCTTGTAATTGAAACTAATTTTGGTGATGGTATTGTTGCAGAACTGTTCAAAAAACACATGCAAAACACTAAACAAAATATTGGTGTTGAGGAAGTACGAGCCACAGTACGCAAAGAAGACAGAATCATTGATTCGCTTGAGCCTGTACTTAATCAACATCGTTTGGTTGTGGATCGTAAAGTCATTGAATGGGACTACAAATCAAACCCAGACGAAGCACCAGAACTAAGACTTCTTTACATGCTTTTCTATCAAATGTCACGTATGTGTCGTATGAAAGCAGCCGTTAAACACGACGACAGATTAGATTGTTTAGCTCAAGGTGTTAAGTATTTTACAGATGCCATGGGTATCTCTGAAAAGGCTATGGTTAAACAACGACAACTTGAAGAATGGAATGATTTACTTCAATCAATGATAGATGATCCACAACAATCAGCCAATCATATGGTGTTTGGAATGAACGCTGAACAGCGTAAACAAGCAAGAGGTAAGACATCAGTCCACCACTGGGTTTAGGGGGGGGTCACCATTTAAACAGGGGAGAGAAGGGTGGACTCGAACCTGTGATTGGGGAAGACTTGAAAAATCTTCCCCTTTACTAATCATCAGGCGACGAAGGAGCGATGATTCTGTAAGTACTTTTAACTAAACGACACAAATGTATAACTTACATTTTTAACATGTCGTTTGGGGAGATTAAATCAGTTGATCTGAATGGCCATTTAAGGGCCATCTGAATCAAAGTATTTATACTGTATGGTACATATGTATGATCAATATAATTAATTACATATACAAAGTAATTACAGTGTTACTAATGGCATGTGTAAATCCTAGTAACTGGTCATCCTGTATTAACATTAATCATTGGTTTCCACCTTATATCAATGATTATACACACTTCATTAACAACCCACCTTACATTAATGAACAACGTCAAATTAATTCACTCAACAGCAAATGGAGAGGACCTGATAGCATACATGGCACGGGTGTCCAATCCAAATAATCAAGACAATCCCTCTTATAGTAAGTTAATTAAATACCTTATTGATCATAAACATTGGTCACCCTTTGAAATGGTTAATATGTGCGTAGAGATTGAAACTACCCGAAGTGTAGCTGCTCAAATACTACGACATAGGTCATTTAGTTTTCAAGAGTTTAGTCAACGTTATGCTGTGGCTGAACGTGCTCAACCGACAGATATTAGACGACAAGATAAAAACAATCGACAAAATAGTATTGATAATGTTGATCCATATACGGTTCAGGATTTTCAAGTTAAACAGTCGCTGTTGTTTGATATGTCGTACAAGCTTTACGATGAAATGTTGCAAGCAGGTATTGCTAAAGAGTGTGCAAGAGACGTTTTACCGTTGGCAACGCCTACACGTATGTATATGAATGGTACGTTGAGGTCGTGGCTGCATTATTGTGACTTGAGGTGTGGTAATGGTACACAAAAAGAACATAAAGACATAGCAGATCAGTGTAAGTTGTTGGTTAAAGAGGCTTACCCTGTTGTGTATGATGCAATGTGGCCTTAAATTTTGACAAAAATGTTTGAAGCCATATAAAAGCGCCGCTGCTGGCCGCAACCCCCCCATGGCACCCCGTTCGATCGGCTCAACAGTTTTACTGTTGGACCGGTTGGACCTGTTGAACGCTGCTCATAGCGCGATCAAACTACCGCGCACGCTACGGGTGGTGTGCTCTCGGGTCTCGATCTCTCGCGATCTGTTAGGCCATCACTATAAGTGATGAGTAAGTCTAATACCATCGATAAGAACCACTGATAACCGTTGCTATGACTGGGATCTGGTGCTGTGTTGTGCCAGTTGTTCCGACTGTCCACCACCAACTGCTGCTATGGTCAAACCTGTTGTCTCTCTTGACAGTTGAGTCTCGACTCTCCCTGAAAGGGTGAGGAGAGTCTCGACTTTCAACTGAGAGAGAACAGACACTCCACTCTTCGCTTCTTCAACATGTTCACCAAACTCATCACTCGTTCTTCCGCTGTTGCCGACTGGCTGCACGTCGATCTCATCACCGGCGAGGCGATGGTTCAATACACCAACGGTGTCGCTTACAACTACACCAATGTGTCTCGCCGTGCCATCATGAATCTCATGATGAATGACAACATGTCGCTCGGATTCTGGATCAACCAGAACCTGGTCAACAGCGACCGTGCTGTGATGAACTACCGTGCCGCTCAGCCTGTCATCACCTGCTGCTGAGCCACCTTGGCAGCTGTCCACCTTGACGGCTGCCTCAAAGCCGCCTAATGTGGCTACATGGTCGTTGATCTGACGACCAACTCAAGCACCTAGACAACTGCATAGTACTGTTGGCGTCACAAGACGGAGCCAGGGTTGTAGCACACCCGAAGCAGAGACATTATGGATGCAACCCATCCAGCTGCTACGCCATCGCGGAACATCACACACACAGGTCGTTGACCTAACGGCCAACTCAAGCGGAGGCACACGCGTTGTATGATCATGCCACGCACCAGTCACGGCCAGCCGTGCTTGCCTGTCGAGTCAGGCGCTGGTTGCCTTGGGTTCACTTCATGGACCCACCCATTTACACGGACTACCTCATGTCTATCACTGCACAACAATTGTACTTCATCCTTGACCACGAGTTCACACTTGATGAGCTGCGTGACATCTCCAACCACGGCATGTCACATGGTGTTAGTGGTTTCATCTACTCATCTGACCTACGTAATTACTGGGACAAGCACGAGGACATCATCACTGATTACCTTGATGGTTTTTGTGATGACAACTTCGGTCAATCCATGTGTGCTTATATCGTTGAGCAACTCACCTTCGATGATGAGGCCTGGACCATGCAGCAACTCATCGAGCACGCTGTCTGGATGTATGTTGAGCTGCGTGCTAATGAGATTGTCAACATTGTTGACAGCAACTGGTGATGCGTGAGTATCACGTAACCACTACATGTGGTGTGCTGTATGTCTACGCCAAGGACGCACAGCACGCCGTACTCACTGCGCTTGAACTAGTAGGCGGAACACTTGTCCACTTACACATTGCTGAGGAATGGTAATGATCAATGAACACACTATTATTCTTGCTGTTCTTGGTTCTATTGGTGTGCTTGGTAGTGCAGTGAT